CATCAAAAGGTTTTAATGATCCAAGAACCTCTGATGAGGCTGGAAACTATGGGCCTTATCCTAAATCAGATTTACTTAACGAGTCCGATGTTAGTCGTCTCGCACGAAGTGAACCACAGTTCATACATAAATCTCAAATTGATAAAAGTTCTCACAGACTAAACACAGATACACAAGTTGGAAATGGTTTTACAGATGTTCCAGTTCCAGGCGGTGCTCCATTCGGTGAGAAAGTTTCTCCATACGCAGCCGCATATCCTTACAATCATGTTTTTGAAACTGAGAGTGGTCATATAAAAGAGTTTGATGATACTCCAGGCGAGGAAAGAATACAAGAGTTGCATGGAACATCTGGGACATACTATGAGATAAATGGTAGTGGAACAAGAACAGTTAAGATAGTTGGTGATGGGTATCGCATCGTTGCTGGTTCAGATTACGCATATGTTGATGGTCATGTTAATCTAACGATTGGTTCTAATTGTAGCACCTATGTTTTGGGTAATTATGACTTACGAGTTGATGGTGATATGGAAATCTATGTCAAAGGTAATAAGAAAGAAACCATTCTTTGTAATGATGATCCAGATGAGGGGTTTGTTGAACAGATAATCAAAAATGGTAAAAAGACAACTTCAGTTGATGGTGAGGTAACAGAGATATATGGAGATAAGTTTTCAACTGATGTGAAGGGTAAAGTTACAGAGGTGTTTGCTGGTGGGTTTCAATCTAATATTACAGGGACATATAATATAGATGTTGGTAATGATCCAACTGATGTAGAAAACTTAGGACAGATTACAATCAATACACCAACAATTGATATAGAAACTACCACACTGAATTTTGACTCAACTACATCTAATATCACTGCAACAACATTTAATCTTGATAGTTCTACATCTGTAAATATTAAAAGTGCAATTATAAACATGGATACTGCATCTATGGATATTGACGCAACGGACTATCAACTAAATGCTGGTTCATCAAATCTTCCAAAGATCACTGTTGGAGCAGCTGATGCACACGCACTTTCTCCATCTGTTACATCACCAAGTTCTGCGAGTATCACACTACCAACTATCGCAAACGAATTATTATTAACACCAGATGACAATCTAACTGCTGTTGGAAATAGACTTGAAGAACTAAAGTCTGAAACAGGTATAACAACTGTGACGGATGAGTTTTATGCAGATGCGATATTGAGAAACAGACCAAAAGAAATAGAACTAGGTGGTGACCCAGACCAGAATGATGGGACAGAGGATGAGGGTGCAGATGATGTTGCATCAAATGTTTCTGGTACAACCCCCACAGGAACAATCGCACCTAGAACTGATTATGATAAAAATAAAAACTATAATGATAATAATGTTGTAAATTCTGCTGGATTCAAACCATACACAAAACAATATGGATTTGATGAGGATGAACTACTCAATTTTCTCCCAGGCACAGACCCAAGAATTAATCCAAGCACAGGTACAGCCGCAGAAAATCTTGTAAAAAGACTGAGGGTCGCATGGAATAAACCTCTCTACAGATTATCTATTAGTAGTGCTTTTAGATCACCATCATCGAATGAACTATCTGGTGGTGTTAAATTGAGTAGACACAAAACAGGACAAGCTCTTGATGTTCTGATGGATAATATAACAAGACAAGAACAATTGATATTTATGAAAGAAGCAAAGGCAGCTGGATTTAATGGTATCGGTGTTTACTTTCCGTCTGCAAAATCAAAAAGAAACTTTATTCATATTGATACCAGAGGTGCAACACAATCTTGGGGGCCAGACACAACTAGATTCTCTGTGTATGGTTGGGCAAGACCAACATTAAGAAGTTTAGGTTATACTTTCGGTTAACCTTTTGGTTATAAATAATATAAAATTAGGAGTCTATAAATGGCAGTGTATGATGCACAATCAATAGATCAGACAGATAGAACAATCAGACAATACTCAGATTTAGATTTATTTTTTGGGAAGAAAAATTCTGATAGTGATATTCAAAAAATTACTGACATACAAGCTGTAAAAAGATCTATTCGTAATTTGGTACAACTAAACACTTATGAAAAACCCTTTCACCCAGAGATCGCTGGTGGTGTGAGAGAGATGTTATTTGAACCAATGTCACCACTTGTTGCACAAACAATTGCAAGAAAGGTTGAGGATGTAATTAATAATTTTGAACCTAGAGCTCGTTTAGTATCAGTTCGTACTTTACCAGATTTGGATCGTAATGCTTATGAGATATCAGTAGAATTTTATGTGATAAACACTCCTACCGAAATAGTGGATCTATCCATCATGTTAGAAAGATTACGATAATGGCTGTAAACGAAAAAAGACTTAGTATCACTGAATTTGATTTTGATGACGTAAAAGACAATCTCAAAGTTTTTCTCAAAGGACAAACAGAGTTTAAAGACTATGACTTTGAAGGTTCTGGTATGAATATTCTATTAGACACTCTTGCATACAATACTCATTATCTGGGGTTTAATGCAAATATGTTAGCAAACGAAATGTTTCTTGATAGTGCATCTTTGAGGTCAAGTATAGTTTCCCATGCAAAAACATTAGGGTATGAGGTCACATCTGCAAGAGCACCTAATGCAACTATAAATGTATCATTGACAACCTCAAGTTCAACAAAAACAATGCCAGCAGGAACTGCATTTACATCAACGATAGATGATGTCAGTTACCAGTTTGTTACGATTGCAGATATTACATCAACGAATAATGGTGGTGTAGTTTCGTTTGATTCAACGAAGATTTATGAGGGAACATATGTTACTACAAAATATCTTGTTGATACATCAGATATTGAACAAAGATATATTTTAGGTGACAGTCGTGCAGATACCTCAACTCTCTCAGTAAAAGTTCAAAATTCTGCGTCTGACTCAACCACCACAACATACACTAAAGCGACAGATATTACACAATTGTCATCTACAAGCACTGTCTATTATTTACAAGAGGTGGATGGTGGTCGTTTTGAAATTTACTTTGGTGATGGTGTTGTAAGTAGAGGACTATCAGATGGGAATATTGTTATACTGGAATATGTTGTTACGAATAAAACTGCAGCCAACGGTGCATCATCTTTTTCTGCACCATCAACAATTGATGGTGTGAGTGATATCGGAATTGTTACAGTTACAAACGCATCTGGTGGTGCGGAACCAGAAAGTCTAAACTCGATCAAACTACAAGCACCATTAGACTTTGCTTCACAAGGTCGTGCAGTAACAGCTGATGACTATGCTGTGTACGCAAAAAAACTATTTCCAAACACACAAGCTGTTTCAGTCTTTGGTGGAGAGGATGGAAGTTTCGACCCATCAACTGGAGTATCATCTGTACCAGAGTATGGTAAAGTTTTTATATCGATTAAAAGTTCAACAGGACTGAATCTATCAGACGCACAAAAATCTCAACTTGTAAGTGATTTTGCAAAGTTCAAAGTAGCATCTGTCACTCCTGTCATTGTTGACCCAGAAACAACTTTCATAATACTCAATGTTACTTTTAACTATGACTCCACATCTACCACAAAAGAAAAAACTGAGTTAGAAACTTTGGTAAACACAACGATACAAAATTATACGGATACAGATTTGGAAGATTTCAACAGACCATTTAGATACTCAAAACTTACAGGATTGATTGATCAAACTGACACTGCAATACTAAGTAATATTACCACTGTAACACTTGCAAGATTTGTCACACCAATCACAACGACATCAACTGCATACACACTTAACTTTAACAATGCATTTTTTAATCCACACTCTGGTCATTCAACTATTATTGCGTCAACAGGATTTTTCATAGATAATGCGTCAACAGAATATTTCTTTGATGATGATGGTCAAGGTAATCTAAGAATATACTCTCTGGTTGCTGGTGTTAGAACTTACTTTGATAGTCAAGCAGGCACAGTTGATTATGAGAATGGTATAATTAAAATCAACTCTATTCTCATCACAAGTGTTTCAAATGTAGATGGCTCTGCGTCAACACAGTTTCGTTTAACAGTTCTACCAGACTCAAATGATGTCATACCTGTAAGAAATCAACTACTAGAGATAGATACTGTGAATACAAGTGTTGTTGGAACAGTAGACCAAACTGCAACGACTGGTAGAGGTTACACTGTCACCACAACTGGTGGTGCTGGTTCAACAACTGGAACTGCAACAACCACCACTACAACAGTCGCAACCACATCATCTACTGCAACAAGTTCGAGTTACTAGGTAAATGTCAAAGAATGATTCAAAACTTTTAACTAAGGTTTCCTCACTCATACCAGGCCAAGTGCCTGAGTTTGTTGAGTCTGATCATTCTTTATTTGTAAAATTTTTAAAAGACTACTATCAGTTTCTTGAAGCTGGTCGTATCACACTTTCAACAACCATCAACTATATTCAACTAGAAACTACGACTGTTTCCTATGTGTTAGATGAAACAGATGGTGAGAGGATTGTTACAGAGATTGGTGAGGGAACTCTTGGTCAGTTTGTAGAGGGTGAAACGATAACTGGTGGAACATCTAATGCAACTGCAACTGTGTTGGTTGATGACACAAGAAACAAATACATCTATGTCACATCACAACAAAAGTTTGTCACAGGAGAGGTTATTACAGGTGCAACCTCTGGTTCGACTGCAACTGTATCTGAGTATCGTGCAAACCCTGTTCAGAATATTCAACAACTGTTAGAGTATGCAAACGTAGACAACACTATCTTTGATTTTCTAGAACAGTTTAGAAAATCTTTTATGAACGCAATACCAAGCACTCTTGCATCTGGGGTATCAAAAAGAAATCTTATCAAAAACATAAAAGATTTGTACGCAGCCAAAGGTACGTCTGAGGCAACCAAACTGTTCATGAAAATATTCTTAGGTGAAGAACCACAGATACTTTATCCAAACCAGTTTATGATGAGAGTTTCAGATGGTGACTTTGGTCAACAAATAATATTGAGAACTGCACCAGACTTTGGTGTTACTGGAGATGAGGTAGTTGACCAATTGATAACTGGTGTTACGTC